GTGCAGTCGTGTCAAAGTACAAAGTACCTACAACCAGAGATCCACCGTCATTGTCTGTAGTTGGTGCGCTAGACTTAGCTCCAAGGAATCTATCGTCGAATAGATCATATGAAGCGGCGGCAGAAGCGGCACTTGCGGCAGAAGCCGTCGCGCTATTAGCCGAAGCTGTCGCACTATTTGCGGCGGCTGTTTGACTTGTAGCCGCGTTAGAGGCCGAAGTAGCGGCAACCGTAGCTGATCCAAGAATGTTATCGACATAGAGCTTGGTAGTAGCGTCAGCGTTAGCTGTCGGAGTACCGAGGCCTGTAATCTTGTTAGAGCCCATTGCAAGGGCACCAGACATTGTATCACCTGACTTGGCTACACGAGTATCGCGCTGGGCGTCTGTGTAGGCTTTAGTAGATGCGTCTTGGTTAGCTGTAGGATCTGTAACGCCAGTGATCTTATTAGATCCCATAGCGATAGCGCCAGACATTGTACCACCGGCTTTAGGTAGCTTAGTCGCAATCTCTGCTGTGATGGTTGCACTGAAGTTAGGATCATCCCCTAAAGCGGCGGCGAGTTCATTCAGTGTATCGAGTGTGCCCGGTGCTGAATCTACAAGCCCGGCAAGTTGAGTGTCTACATAGTTCTTAGTAGCCGCATCCTGTGCATTAGTTGGATCCGTTACGTTTGTAAGTGCCGTGTTGGTAAAGTTAGTTGTACCATTAACGACCACGTTATTAAACGTAGATAGACCAGAACTAGCTGTGATATTACCTGTAACGTCGCCCGTTACATCTCCAGTGATATCTCCAGTTACGTTGCCTGTAACATTACCTGTGACGTTACCAGATACATTGCCCGATAAAGAGCCTGTAATGCCTCCAGAGGACGTTAATGTAGTAAAGGCACCAGAAGCCTCAGTTGTGCTTCCTATAGCCGTACCGTCGATTGTACCGCCGTTAATGTCTACTGTAGCAAGCGTTGCTTGGCCTGATGTTGAAACTGTTGTGAATGCACCACTAGAAGCAGAAGAACTACCGATAGTAGTACCGTCAATAGCACCACCGTTGATGTCTACTTTGCTAATGTTAACTTCGCCTGATCCTGCTGGAGTAAGGTCGATGTTTCCGTTTGAGTTAGTGCTAGTGATCGCATTACCGTTGATATTGATATTGTCGATCTGTGCTTCTGTTACTGCGCTGTTGGTACCTAAAGTAACACCATCTACTGTACCGCCGTTAATATCGGCTGTAGTTACTGCACCTAGATTAGATACTGTAGCACCAGACAGGTTAACTGTACCTGTAGCTGTAAGCCCTGCAAAACTACCAGACGCGGGTGTACCCGCACCAACTGTAGTGCCGTCTACGCTACCAGCGTTAATATCCGCTGTGTCTGCTACAAGCGAGTCAATGTTCGCTGTGCCATCGATATACAGATCACGCCACTCCGACCCGGTTGCACCGAGATCGTAAGTAGAGTCTGCTGAAGGAATAAGGTGAGATGCTACGTCTGCTGTAACTGTTACAGTGTCAGAGGCCGCATTACCAATTGTAGTATTGCCGTTAACCGTGAGGTTACCGGACATGATTGTGTTGCCAGTAATACCTACGCTACCGCCTACTGTAAGAGTAGTCGTTACGCCTAGTGAAGCTAATGTACTGTTGCCTGTTACGCCTAGAGTACCGCCTACTGTTGCGTTGCCTGTAACAGCAAGAGCGCCGCCAACATCAGTATTACCTGTGCTGGACATAGTCTCTGCGTTGATGTCATCGATATAGCCGACTCCATCTACATAAACATCTTTAAACTGTAATGTGGCTGTACCGATGTCCACGGTATTCGTGACTTTCGGTGCAATAATACCTGTGCCGAAACTAGCGGCAACTAATGTTACCCAATTAGCATTGTTAGTCGTGTTGTATAAACATAGGTGGGTATAACCCGTGGAGGCGTTGATCCACAACGAGCCGGGTGCATAGCCCTGAGTGTTATCATCGGTTGCTGAGGGATCGGACGTGGCAGTCGTGTTGTTACGTCCGCCAACACCACCGTGAACCACAGGAAGATAACCAGATACGGAGGTAGTAAGCGGTATCTTGGGTGCATTCCCTGTAGAGCCATCGTGTGAGTGTCCTGTTGATGAGTTGAAAGCGGCTAGAATCTGGTTAAATTCTGCATTAAGTGGTGGTGCAGTAATATTAGCACCGTTGATAATGTCCGCGACTGATTGTCTAGTATATCCAGCCATTAACGTCTCCCTGCGATGCTAAATTCAAAAACAATACCTTGGATGCTGTAAGGGTTAAAATTCCCCAAAGTAACGAAGGTAAGCTGAGTAGCGTACCCTGAGCCTTGTAGGCTTGTTGTAATGATGGGCTTCTCGGTGCCCCCATAGTTAATATTTGTACCGGCATAATTAATGTTTTTCCCTTTATATCGTACTGGTGCGCCCGACGATTCTTGTGAATAGGAACTAGGCTTTGCTGTATTGGGATCTTCCCAATCGTAAGTCACAGCCATGTTCAGAGTGAGTGGGCCTTCAGCACGAATAAATGTATTGGCTTTACGCATGGTCTTTTTGACCTCTGTGTCGCCGTAATCAAAAAACGGGGTTGCGTACACGGCTAGGATATCTTGGCCGTCGAACTGGTTAGTCTTTTCCTGCTGGTAGACTTTCCCGTTATAGTCTCCGTGTAAAATCAGTTCGCTGGATCCTACATAAGCGGAGTCACAACAACTCGCTCGGATACCAACTAATTCACCAAACTCCCATCCTAGTCGTTGGTCTGCTGACCTAAGACCGCCGATGATGCCGAAGCTGTCTTGAGTGAATATATCGTCATCTCCAACAAAGTATCTCAACTGAGACTTACTTCGGATGACTACTCCGTTGAGTGTTTCTAGATCATAATCCTGTGGTAGAGCGGTAAGAAGTTGCTGTATTGGTTTAGAGATAGTCTCTAGCTCAACGTCACCAATTCTACTTGTACCGGCTACCGGCCGTAATCCATCAGGTGCTAGAAAGACAAGATCACCCCCTAACTCCAACACCGAATCTCTCGCAATACAACCTACGTTGGTTGTGATCTGGTCTAGAACAAACCCGGCTGTTACGTCGGGGGAAACTTTCTTAATACCGTTGGTACCGAAAACAAATAAGTCACCACGGAAGGGCTTAAACTGTACTACGTCAAAACCAATTGCTAACTGCCCAGCGCCAGCGGCGGCAGTAAACGTCAATGGATCTAGTGGGGCCGAATAAGCAATCGTTGCTTGAGCTACTCTGTCTCCACCTAAGAACAAATGGTTCTCAAATGCGTCTACTAGTTCAGGTCTTACTAAGGCGCTTGCTCCGCCGGGACTTGAATTTCCCCCGGAGTTAGAAGGATTAATTGCCTTCCAGTTAGTTCCGTCGAAAACGATAGCGTTGTTAACGCCGTCTACGAAACAAATCTTGTTACCATCACCAAAGTTAAAACTGACATGACGTAGCTTCTTAACTTGTCGGACACCATCTTTAAACTTGTGGGTAATCCCGGTGGTGTATGGTGCCCACGCCGCAAAAGGTACATATCGGTAAAACTTGTATTCACTCGTATCTACCTCGATTATGTCCCCGGCTAAAACACCAGAAGATAATGTCACACTAGTAGCGTCGAGAGTTGCCCCCGTCAGTGTAGTAGTAGTACTCCCGCTAGTCTTTTTAATTATTGTGTTAGCGGTGTTATTGTTAGCTAGTGTTCTGGAGTTTGAATCCGCCCCAGAAAAAACTGTCTGTCCTGCTGTAGCAGTGTAGGTAAACTTCTTTACCTTCCTAGATACAATAACAATTGTAGAATCTGTATTGTCATCTTTGTGGATCGATACTGATAAGATTTTACCTTCAGTATTTGCTGGATCTACTTCTTGATGATTGGCGTTAGCATTATAAGGAGTAAAGCCCTCGATACGACGGTATCCACCAAACAGGCTAACTTCATAGTTAACTAATCTTGTTGCGGCACCGGGGCTGTTTTCACTCAAATCAAGATGATTTTCGTTACTGTTAAGACCACCGCCGCATATGACTTTGTAGGACTGTACGCGATCTGCCATGTTAGAGACCTATATATTCAGGGCTCATTTTAGAATTTCTAGAAACCCGTGTGTCGTAAACTCGCTCGTATTTGTTAATGAAAATACCCTGCATGTTTTTAATGCCTTGCTGGAACACCTGTATGGATACGCCAGCGGCTTCCGGGTTATCTCGGAACATGTACATGTAGTACAAAGCACCATCGATAATCACGTTATCATATGAATTTGGAATACGGGTTTGATCAGAGAAATTAGTTAAGCCTACGTTGTTCATGTAGTACTTAAACTGGATGTTGTATTGCTTGTCCGGTGAGGGGCTTACAATGTATCCGTTACCGTGAGAAGGCGCTACAAACTCCGGGCATCTAATACCGATTACCCCAGCGTTATCATCATCACTCTTATACTTTTTGTAGTAAACATCACGATCCATGAACTCTAGCATCTTGTGTTCTACGTTAAGAGAGTCGTTCTTTTGGATCTGAAAGCTATTCCAATCAACAACTTTAAAATACTCAGGCCAAGAATACTCTTCCTGTCCTACAGCTAAAACTTGTGTGTGTTGAGCGGCGTTAAACGGCCACTCGTATTCAGCTTGGTTAATCTGACCAATAGCATCTGCAATAGCATCCTTAGCAAGGGTTTGCACACCTCGCGTATTGGAGAAGTCTGCCTCAGATATTTCTACTTCGTTAATCTTACGAAGCAGTTTGTTAGTGAGGTCAAGATAAGTAGATGGCATTGGTTAAATTACTCTAAATTTAGATAAAAAAGGGGTAACCCTCCGAAGAAGGCTACCCCTTAAATGGTTACGCTAAGTTGTAATGCGCAGTCATTAGACCTTCAGGACGAAGGATCTTACGACCATACAATTGCATACCACGAACGATATCCGCGAATGAACCTGTATCACGGTAGCTTTCAGTCTTAGCCAACTGCTGTGCAGTAGCTACACAAGACTGGTGTCCAGCTACAACTACACCAAAGTGCTCTTCTGAACCTGTAGCAGAAGCAGTTCCTGCGCCAGTTCCGAAGTATGGCAAGTTGTTAGACTTGTACACTTTAAAGCCACGGATAAGACCACTGCCTACTCGACCATTGCGGATCTCATCGCCACCACCGAAATCGGCGTCAACGAACTTAGAGTTTTCATCCATCAATAGCTCATAGAACACTGGGTCTGCAACGAACCAACGATCTGCTGAGTCCACGTTAGCTTCGTCCATCTTACGCGCCATTCTGTTAAGAACTGCGAGAGGGCTAGTGATTGCACCAGCACCGCCGCCAGCGGCGAGAGGGATAGAAGTTAAAGCGCGAGTATCAGCATCTGCTGAACCACCAAGATCAGAACC